AAAAGACGATTGTAGTAGTTCGTGAACTCCTGATCAGCCAAACCCGTGCCGAACGTCTGCTCGGCCTTCAGTACGGCTCCCGAGCGCCCGAAGCCCTGCGCCGCCGCGCCCGCGTCAACGGCGCGCAGACCCTGGTCGAGCGAGAACTGATAACCGGGCGAGGTCTGAAAGTTCGCACGCGCGGCGTTGGCGGCGTCCGGCCCGTTCAACCCGAGCAGGTCGCCCGTGGCGGTGTCCGCCTGCCCGCCGCTCGCGGCCCACGGCATCAGATCCTTGCGCGCCCGTTCCTCGGCTGCCTGTTGCGCGGCGTTGGCCTTGCTGGCCGCGTCCCTGGCGGCGTTGGATTGCAAAACTCCGCCAACGACGCTGGCGGTGGCTCCTACTCCGGCGGCGATTGCCCCAGCGGCGGCGAACGGCATCGTTCAATCCTCCAGAACGAGATTGTGGTGTTCGGCGATCGGCGGCTCACCATCAGGATCGGCATGATCGGCGTTGTGGATGCAGAGCAGACCAACTGCCGGCGTCAGCGTCAGGAACGCGTGCATCATATGCGCGGGGATCGAAATCAACGACGGCGCGTGGAAGTCGCCAATCTGAACCCCGTCCCGCCAGACCCTGACCGCGCCGGACGTTACCGCCGTGACATGACCCCATCGGTGGCTGTGTTGGGGTAGCAACGTCTCCGCGTCCGGCACGGTGTATGCCTTGCAGTAGATGCCCTCAAAGATCGTCACCGCATCGGTGATGGGTTGGTTCTGAGCGCGTTTCATTCCGCCCTCGCATATGGACCATGCACACGTTTCGCGGCGACCACATAGGCGGCGTGCGCTTCAAAAGGAGAGGCAAACCTCCCCAGGCACGCTTGCTTGCCTTTGAATTTGATCCTGGCTCGCCACAACCCCGTGTCGGCGCATAGTGAAACCCCTTTATATCCGCTCCGGTTTGATGCGGCGGTTCCCCGGTTGGCGCAGTTTTCTGACCGTGAAGCCGCTCTTAGATTGGACCACCGGTTATCGGTTGGGTCACCGTTGATATGGTCTATGTCATGCTTCGGCCATCGACCAGTGGTTATCAGATAAATGACCCGATGAGCCAAATATGGATGACCAAACAGAGAAACTTGAATGTGCCTCGGGTTTGCACCGTTACGCACGGTCATAACCCGCACAGGACGTTCGGCAAAATGCTTTCCCACGGCGTCAGTAAATGCGCGGCGCGTTAAAACACCAGTGACCGGGTCATAAGAGAGCCGGGTTCTCGCCTTCGCTGCTGTCAGTCTACTCACAACGCATACTCACAATAGCAACGATACGGTCACATTCTCCATTATTGGTTACGGAGTGGACCAGAAGGTTATCAAATGTCCAAATAGCGCCAGTCTTCATTTCTGTCACTTCATCCTCACAACTGACAAGAGCAGAGCCAGCAAGGGTTATATGACATTTAATATTATAAAAACAGGGCGCCCAGTTCCCCGCGTCGGAATGCGGCTCGATGCGCTTCCCTGGCGGCAGCTTCGTGATCAATATGCTCCCGAGTTCGACCGCCTGCACCCGCGTCATCAGCGCGAACACCATCGGCCGCAGCGCCGGCAGGCGATACCACGCCGGCCAGAACACGTTGCGGTGTTCCAGCCGCCGCGCCTCCATCGTGACATCCGTCTCGGGCATGTAACGGACCGTGATGTCTGTCATCGCCGCGTGGGGTGTGCCAGGATAGAGCCGCCGTTCCGGATTGCGGTCCCAGAGGTCATCGGCGCGGGCGAGTTCCAGCATCACCGGCACGACATCCACGCCCGTAGCCAATTGCACGAACCGGGTCATCGCGTCCGCCTGGATCGGTCGATGAAGTCGGCGGTGTCGCGTCCGAGGTAATCGTGCAGTTGCTGATAGCGTGCCTCCGCCTCGTCACCGCTTGCGTAAGACGGAAACCGATCCAGGCCGCCGGTTTGTTCGGCCATCCTGATGGCGTCCCGTGGGTGCAGCGCCTGCCCGCCCCACACCGTGGGGATGCTGTAGGTCTTCCCTCCCGGACCTTCGAACGACATCTGCAACAGGCTGGAGATTGACCCGTCGGGATGCACGACCTTGCCGGTGCCGTAGAGGTTCTGAAGGTGCGTCTGGTAGAGATACTTCTCCTCCGGCGTGAGGTTCATGGCGGCGTCGGCTTCAGCCATGTAGTTGGCGCGCGGCCCGGCCTCGACATGTCCGAGCGCCGCCAGCGACCCGACATCGGGTGGCGCCAGGGCATTGGGCGCATATGTCGCGTCCGGTGAAAAGTCGGACAACATGAGCCGGTTGAGTTGTCCGCTCATCGCTAGCGTGCCCTCCGCGCCCAAATAGTCCCGGTTGCCGACACTGACCCACTTGTGAACCCACACTGCGCCACGAGATACACCGTCGTGCCCGCGCTGACGTTGATCCGCTGATCGCCGCCCGTCCCCAACCGCAACTGGTTGGCGGCGCTCGACCCGCCGACCCTGGCCGCGATGACGTTCAGCGTAGCCGAGATCGTGCTGCAGCTCGCCGACGCGTAGGTCACCGCCCCGGTCGGATTGAAGATGACATTGCCGCTCACGTCCCAGTCACCCGGCGTCAGATCCAGGCTGCAAATGTTCTGCAGTGACCCGTTGCTTAACCCCACGGACGCTCCGCTGGGCGTGAACAGATACTCGCCGATATCCCCCGCCACCGCGTCGGAGCCGTCCGTGACGCCTTTGTTCTTCGTGGCGGCGATGGCCAGGGCGTTAACCTGATCAGACAGGCTCTGATGATACTCGGTCCATGCCTGCGAGTGCTGCTGACCCGCGGGGTAGTCGGTGATCGGCGCGTCGTGGAACGGCGGATCGATGAGTTTCGGTGCCGTCGCCATCACGAGGCCCCCGCTTGTCGCTCATTCAACCTTCGGCGAACATGGCCGACCAAACGCCCGGCCGCGCTCGTCGCATCATTGCGTCCATTCGCCACCGTCACGAAACCCGTCCTGTAGCCGTCCGCCAGTTCAACGATAAGACCAACACAAGCGCCGTGATCCCGTTCGGTAATGTCGACTTTAGCAACCTCGTCGCGTAACTCTCCCTCGCAATATGCGCGTATCGTGGCAACTTCGTCTGGTGTGAAAGTATGGACCGCTACCATCACGAGGCTCCCGGCGCGATATCGGCGCTGACCGCGTAGAGCCGCGTCAACCCGTGTGTTGTAATCCTGAAACTCCGCTCGCGAAAAGATCCAAGCCGTGTCGTGAACACGCGATGACGAAACGCTCCCGGCGCCCCCGCCGACATGACGCGCGGCGTCGTCCACGTTCGCGCGCCGTCGTTCGACCAATCGAGACTGACCGGCCCCGGCGTTTCGGCGGACCCCACCTCCATCTCGATCTCAACCCGCGCACAGAACGCCCGGGCGCCCCGGACGCTGCTGACCGTAATTGGCGGCAACGTCGCCTGCCTGATCACGGTCACACCCGCATCGACCGGCCACATGGCGATCGTGTAAAGCTGCCCGGTTGACCGACCTCCGAACAAATGTAAAGCGTTGTTGTCGGTCGCGGTAACCCATGCTTCCCACGGCGCGTGTCCGTCCGTGCTGGTCGATCGCTCGTGCCACTTCTCGGTCGCCACGTCATAAACCAGCGTACGATTGTCGAGCGTCGTCAGGCAGTAGAACCAGTGGCCTCGGTAAGCGTGCGTCATCCCGTCCAGGCCAACGGCATTGCCGCCGATGATGGCTTCAATCGCATGCGTTGAAGCCCGCTTCGGCACGTAACCGTTTGATCGGTAAACGATACCATCCAAACCCATCCACCACACCGAGCCATCGGCGCGGCAGACCGACATTGGCGAGCCGGTGCCTATGTTGATCACCCCTCCGGACATGCGTCGGAACGGAAAAAACGAGATCCCGGGCGTGGTCTCCAACCCGCTCGAACCCGCGTCGTACCAGATCTCGAAGCCGCTTTCGCCCACCGTCCAGACCTGTCCGCGATGCGCGATGACCCGGCGTATGGCGTTCGGCATGGCATCGGAAAAGACAAAGTCCAGCGCGTCGAAGCTGAGCGGATCGAGCAATCGTGAGATGAACCATTGCGATGTGTCGCCGAGCGAACTGAACGCGAAATACCCGTCCACGTAACAAACCGACGAGGCGCCGGGGAAGTCAGGATCGGTGATCTGGTTCAACGCATCGCCGGGCAGGTGCCCGCAGGTATAGGCACGCGGCGCCACGCAGATAACGGCGGCGATCGGCCCCGCCGCGATGGTCACGAAGCTGTTCCACGGACTGGTCCCGGCGTCCGCCGTGCCGACATCAAGCAAGATTTCAATCGTTGGCGACCCGTCCGGCGCGAACCGCAGGCGATAGGCCTTCGTGCCGGCCACGAGATAGATCACGCCCGGCGCGTCATCGTTCATCGCCAGAATGGGATCGAACCCGACCGAGAGATAGGGCTGCAACGCCGGTGTGGAGACCAATGGCGTCTCCGTGCGCGCATCGGCGGGCGCATGCTCGACCATGAGGTTCAGCAGGGTTTTATGCACCAGCGGCAGCGACGGATGCTCGTAGGTCTCCGTCGGAAACGGAACCCGCCGCATCCCGGTCTTTGGCTTGAGCGCATCCTGAAGTTGGGTGAGTGTATCTGACATCAGGGCGGCGCTTCCAGATCGGCCTCGGTGATGACGCCCTTGGCCAGCAGCGTCGCCACGAGATGTGCCATGGACGGCGCGGCTCTCGCTGGCGCCGGTTCTCCCACGACGATCGAGCCGGGATCGGGGAACGGAACGAACGTCATTCCCTCCGGCAACGGGCCATCTCCGGTGTAACCATGGATCGCGTAGGTGACGACGCCGGCTGCGTCCTTGTAGTACCCGTCCTGGATCATGACACATTCCCGCTGACGGACTTGAACGATCCGGTGCCGCCATCCGCCACGCCGCCCGTCACGTTACCCTGCACGACGTTCCCCTGGATCACGTAATGATCGCTCGCCCCCGTCGCCACGGCGATGCCATAGGTCTGTGAGGCGGTCGGCGCGCGTGGCGTGCTGCCGCAGCGGTTGCCGATAGCGGAAAACAGGATCATACCGGCGCTGAACTGAATTCCGGAAAACGCGGACGCCGCCCGGTTGTTGCCGGAAGCCAGACAACCCTGCACTATCACGTTGTTGCAACTCGCGGTGAAATAAATCCCCGCCTGACCGTTCTGGACGGCGATGCAACCCTGCATCACGATATTGGTCGCGACGTTGAAGTACCAACCGGAATTAAGATAATTACCGCTCCCCCAACAGTTCGTGAGATAGACGCCATTGATCGCGGCGCCGCCGGCACTGCCGTTGAAATACCAACCGTTGCCGCCCTGCCCGTCAGGCCGCAACCCGTTGTCGATCTCCACGTTGACGCAATAGAGGTCTAAAAGCAGTTGTCCCGCCGTGGGTGTGCCGTTGAACCCGGTCAGAAAACCCTGGATCTGGACGTTGGACAACAGATTGCCATCGCCCGCCCGCATGAGGATGCCGTTGCCGTTGTTGAGCGTGTCGGTGCTCATGGAAGTATTCGAGATAAGCGAGTTTCCGCCAAAACCATCGAGGAACTGGATGCCGTTACCAACCGC